CATCAATGCTCTCGGCTTTGACTTTGAGAGCTTCGGAGAACTGGTGAAAGCCGTGTGGAATGGACTTTGTGAAGTTCTTGCCCCACTGTTTGAGGGCGTATTTCAGCACATTGCAGATATTTTTTCTTTCGTAACCGACACCATTTTAAGTATTCTCGACATTTTCATCGGTCTGTTTACCGGAGATTGGGATCAGTGCTGGAATGGCATAAAAGACCTCTTTACAGGCATATGGGATTTCATTGTAAACTCACTCAGCAATATTCTGAACACGCTGACAGGTGTGTTAGATGTATTCCTTGGCTGGTTCGGCACTTCATGGGACGAGGTCTGGACGGCAATCAAGGATTTCTTCATTGGCATATGGGACAGCATTTGCTCTTTCTTCCAGTCCATTGCCGATTTCTTTGTGAACACCTGGAATGCGATATCTTCATTCTTTACGGGAATTGTAACTGCTATTCACGATACTGCGGTTTCTATTTTTACGGCTGTTTATGACTTTTTCGCAGGAATCCTGACAAGCATTCACGATTTCTTCTCCACCATTTTCAATGCCATATGGACGGTCATTTCTACGGTATGCACCACAATCTACAATACGATTTCAAGCATATGGAATACGATATATGAGTTCATATCTCCGCTTTTGGAAGCCTTGAAATATCTGTTTGAGACGATTTTTCAGGCAATACATATCATTATCAGCAATGTGATGGACTGGATTTCTGAGAAGATACAGACCATATGGAATGCCATTGTGGAGTTTATCACCCCTCTGCTTGAAGGCATTAAGTCATTCTTTGAAACCATCTGGAATGCAATCAGTACTGCGATTTCCACAGTGATGAGTACGATTTCAAATATCATCACCACGGTATGGAACGCAATTTCAGGCTTTATTTCAAGTGTGATGAACACCATCAAATCGGTAATTTCCTCCATCTGGAACACCATCAGCGGTGCGATTTCAGGTGTTGTAAACGGAATCAGAAATACAATATCTTCCGTTTGGAACAGCATTTCTTCTACAATTTCATCGGTGATGAATACCATACGTTCTACTGTGACAAGCATCTGGAACAGCGTAAAATCAGCGATTTCCAATACAATCAGCGGTATTTACGATACGATTAAGAGTGGATTTGACAAGGCGGTCAACTTTGTAAAGGGACTGGCGAGTGATGCATTCAGCTGGGGTTCGGATATCATCAGCGGAATTGTTGACGGTATCAAAAGCTGTATCAGCTGGATTTCCGACGCCTGTACCGATGTGGCGGATACCATCAGAAGCTATCTGCACTTCTCTGTGCCGGACGTGGGACCTCTTACCGAATACGAAAGCTGGATGCCGGACTTTATGCAGGGGTTAGCAGACGGCATTATCAAAAGCAAAAAGGTTATTGCAAAGGCGGTATCCGGTGTTGCGGATACAATGAAAATTGCTCTTAATACCGACCTTAGCTACAAACTTGACGGAATGACAGGTGCTATCATGAACGGCGGAATTGAAAGTTCTGTGGTCAATAACTACTACAATAACGACAACAGCCGTACAGTAAATCAGACCAACAATAGTCCGAAATCACTGTCACGGCTGGAGATTTATAGACAGACAAAGAATGCGGTGAAGGAGTGATTCCAGATGTTCTATCACCTAATCCTGGAAAACGAAACCGGTCAGCAAATTAACCTGTCCAGAACAGCAAACAGGTTCATGTTCTCAAAGATTGAAGGACTGAATCCACCTGCCGGAACAGTCAGCACATCAAGCTATGCCGGAATGGACGGTTCTTACCTCAACAATGCTTTCATTGAAAAGCGAAACGTGGTCATTCCTTTTGAAATGCGTGGCTTTGATGTGGAGAAACGCAGGCATGAGCTGTATCAGGTGGTCAAGCCGTCACGCTACATCAAAATATATTACTCCACAAAAAACATTTCTGTGTATGCCGAGGGTATTGTTGAAACCTGCGAAATGGAGAACTTTGAGATGCTGACCAAAGGGCAGATATCTATTCTCTGTCCCGATATTTACTGGTATTCCACGGAAACCCAGATTGCGGAGTATTCCAAAATCCGTGGTGCTTTCCACTTCATCTTCCCCGATAATGATGAGCCGTTTCCAATCGGTCAATACAGCACACAAAACATCATGACCATTGTCAATGACGGTGATGAAGTGGGCTTTATCCTTGAAATCAGCGGAGGTCCTGCAAAGAATCCGACTATTTACAATGCAGCTACAGACGAATATATGCAGATTCTCGGTGACATCAAAGACGGCGATGTTATCACCATAACTACGAAAACAGGCAATAAGACGGTTACACTGGAACGTGAGGGTGTTGTTACTAATATTATCAACCGGCTTGTTTCGGGTTCCACCTGGCTGACCTTAAAGCAGGGAGAAAATAAGTTTTATGTTCGTGCGTCTGAGGGACTGTCAAGTCTTAAAGTCCGTCTGATACACCGCAATGCGTACTTGGGAGTGTGAAAAATGCAAATTGAAATATACAACATGATTCCCATAGAGGACAAACTCTCCATAACCCTGGAGGCTGTGTGTGACAGCTTTTCTTCGCTGCTTTGGGATATTGAATACTATGCCTGCGGTGTATTTGAAGTGTACATTGCGGCATCTACGAAAAATATTGAAATCTTCCGGACAGGCAGAATTGTGGGTCGTGATGATGATAAAGAACACTACGGACTGATTGAATCGGTACAGCTGGAAACAGATGCAGAGGACGGCGATTATCTCATTGTGAGCGGTCGCTTTTTAATGTGTCTTCTGGAAAGAAGAATCATTTATCCTACATTCAACTTTACAAAGAAAGTTTCATACGCACAGATTGTGAACAATGTGGTTTATTACAACGCCTGCAGAACAGGTGCGAGAAAGATTCCGGGGCTTTCGATTGGTGATTCTTCCGGTTCTTGCTGGAAACAAGATACTAAACTGCAAATCAGCTACGATAACCTTATGAAATGGGTATACACCATCTGTGAGAAAATCGGTGGGACTGCCAATATACGACTGGCAAAGACAACCGATGAACAGTATGAAATGCTGCTGGAATTGTCAGAGGGTACAGATAGAAGTATCTTACAAGATGATAACCCACATATTGTTTTCTCAGATGGATACAACAATCTGCTTTCATTTTCCTATTCCACAGATAGTTC